ACACTTGCTATCTTATCTTGAGTAATTTTTATTGCCATTTTTCTATCCTAATATTTTATACTCGTTTGTTGACATTATACTTGTTGACCTGCTAAACTATAACGACCCGCTGTTAAATTTCCTACATCAGTTGCATTACCGTCAGCCGCAAAGGGGAACTTGTCGATAATATTAGATTGGGCAGGGACTTTGCCACCAGAAGAATAACCAGACGCGGTGCTCGATTGACCAGCTGCCTGGCGTTTTACCGTCGTTAAATCACCAACATCAGTAGCGTTAGCGTCAGATGCAAAAGGAAACTTGTCGATAATATTTGTGAACGCGCCGCCATCGCCACCAGAAGTATATCCGGATACTGTGCTCGATTGACCAGCTGCATACCTTGTTACTCTTGTCAAATCACCAACATCAGTTGCATTACCGTCAGCCGCAAAGGGGAATTTATCAATTATATTTCCAGACCCCAATGTGCTATACCCAGCTGAAGAATATCCGGATACTGCGCTTGATTGGCCAGCCGGGGAATATCTACCTTGTGTTAAATCACCAACATCAGTTGCATTACCGTCAGCCGCAAAGGGGAACTTGTCGATAACATTTGTAAGCGTCATGGCGCCGGTTGGATTGGTTCGCCCGCCTGAAGTATAACCAGACGCGTCGCTTGATTGACCAGCCATATAATAACGAACCTGTGTCAAATCACCAACGTCAGTTGCATTTCCGTCAGAAGCAAATGCAAACTTATCAATTGTATTCTGCAATGCCTGTGCCGGCCACGTGTTTCCACCTGAAGTATACCCAGATACAGTACTTGACTGACCTGCCACAGCATATCTTGCTTGTGTTAGATCACCAACATCTGTTGCATTTCCGTCAGATGCAAAAGGAAACTTGTCAATAACAGTAGAAGCTGGAAACATGCCACCAGACGAATAACCACTTACCGAGCCTTGTTCAGGCGTCGTTGGATGATCGGCAAATTCTAAATAGTCATTTACAACAAACTTTGTTTTGTCACCCGGGTTAATATTACCGGATGCATCTACAACTACGGTACCTTTTACTTTATATGTCATATATCTTATCCAGCATCTGTTGGGTTTGTGATAGTTTCGCTAAACGGATCTATCTCTGTGAAATCTATTATATCATCACCAGCATCTTCAAAGTCTATATTATTTGCAATAGGATCTTTTGTTTTTAATGCAGTGAGCGAAGTAACAGCAGTTGTTTTATAATTATCAAAAAATGTATCTATATCCGATACACCAGTTTGGAATCTTTCATTGGAATATTCAAACAATTCGCACTGAAGGTCGAACACTTGTAAAGCACCACTCTGATAGAAGACGCTCTCATGTTCAACGTGAGTAATTTTAAAGAACTTGTTAACCATTGGAAAGTATACCAGTTCTCCTTCCTTTGGTCTTAAAATAGTAGGGATTATGTTAGTTACATTTTTCTCAAATGTTCGCATTGCAACAGTAAATGTAACTTGGTCACGAATTTGTAAACCAAACCTACTAAGGAAGTCGCCTTCACCTTGAAATCCATCAACACTCTTAACATACATTTCCATTTCATATGAAGTATTAAAGATCGAAAGATCATCTTCATTTAATATATTGTCTACAGCCTGCAAACTACGAGTAAGATAATACGTGTCTATCCCATAAATCTGAATAGACTCGATCACCAGGTCATCAATGAGAGTCTGTTCGTTTGAATAATCATAATTATTAAAATATGCGTTAGTAGCCATGTATTAACCCACAAAATTATAGGTAAGCGGTTGCAGGGAATTAATAGCGTTTTCTTCCATCTCTTTTCGATCTGTCTTAGCTTCGCTTAATATTTGCTCACCGTTAAACTGTACACCACCTACAAGTTGCATGTTTGTAAACTTCGTTAAATTAAATCCCCATTGTTCTCTTACTAGAGCTGAAGTGTAATTTTGAAGAAAGCGATCTTGCCAAACATCAGCATATGTTTCACCACTTATGATATCATATCCTTCAATGATAATATGCGATCCTGCGACCATTATATTTTTCTTACCATCAATATAAAGGCGATTTACATGGCGGTTATATCGTACTAAAGGTTTTCCTACTAAAATTTCCTGAAGAAATTGCAGATGAGACATTGACATATAATAGTTCTGTATACTATATCCTGTAATATCACTGAGGTTATTTAAAACGAATTGGTATTGCACATTAAAAATGCCAGTACCCGTTGACACAGATGAGCTCAAGTCAAATATTCGAGTAACACCGAGCATATTTTCCGGTACTGTGACATAACCTTGATCTATTTCAGCTTGGGTGAGCTCGTGCTTAAGATAAACCATTTGACTTCCATCATAATGATAATCTCTCCAAAAAGATATAGCTTCGTCAATACGGTCTTCAATTTGTTCTTCGGAAACATTTATTTGAATGACCGGAGCACCTATTTTACGAAGTACGTAATCTTTAAACTCTTCGCGTGTTGTTGGTAATGCCATGTGAGTTAACCTATTTTTGTTTATATTTATAAAAAAAGAGCTATTGTCATTTTTCTATTGACATTTTTCAAATAATAGATATAATAGAATTATCTATTCTGGGAGTTGTGGTACTAGATTACAATAATTTAATTCAATGCAGGTACCATTTTTCCATTGACATTTCTTCAACAATGAGTATAATAGAATTATATATTCTAGGAGCCATGGTATTAGACGCGTTCTATATCTTCTTCAATGCAATTACTGCCGTACTGTATTTCAACTATCCTAACTTCATCATTTGTATTATTTATCAATTGATGCCATGTATGGACCGGAATGTATATTTCACCATGTTTTTTAAGTACTGATGTCTGTATATTATCTAGATCATCACCATGATTTACGGTTGCTTCTCCGTAACTTACAATCCAATATTCACTTCTTGTTTCGTGTTTCTGCAAACTAAGCGATCTTCCAGGCGCAACAACAAGTTCTTTTACTTTAGTGGATGGGCCATCAGAATGAAGTACGCGATAATATCCCCATTTTCTTTCTGTTTTTGGTGTTTTCCACTCAGTAAGTATTTTACTGCTGGAATTCATCTTGTGAATTCCACCTACTCCGAAAACAAATGATAATCTCTTATCTTTAATTTTCATTTCTGGAATGTTATCATCTGTTCTATCTCCACCGTTCGCAAAGATAATTTCAGCGTTTGGATACATATTTAAACAATTATGAATTGCCTGGGATGCACCACCATCGCTATCGTCGAATACCATTACAGAGTCAACGACAGAAAGATTTTTTACAATCTCAACTCTTTCGTTAATATCCATAAACGGTTGGCCTTTTTTACGAGTCAGCCATTCGTTGCTATTTACCCCAACAACTAGCACGTCCCCTAACTTTTTCGCTTCATTAAAATATGCTATATGACCAGAATGAATCGGGTCAAATCCGCCTGTAACTAAAACTACTTTCATTATCAATCTCCTAAATGCATATTTGAAACTTCGCCATCAAAGAAAAACATTTGCCACATTCTACAATCATGTATATTGCTACCAAAATATTCAGAAGCAGCATGTATTGATCCACCTTCGAATATAACTAATCTGTTAAAAATATTACCAAAAGAATCTACCGTATCGTATGGAGTCTTATCTAAAAATGTATTTCCAGGAAATACTTTATGGCCAGTCCCATCGTTCCAATTAATTTGGGAATTATGATGGATTTTAGTTTCTCTATGCATATAGGTACTTGTACCAGTTTGTGGTGGGGCATCTGGAGTTAGGTATATCATAGCGGCCCATTTTTGTTGGTCACAGTGATATACTAATTTTTCACCGGCGTGGTTGTGTTGAAACCTTCCGTTCATACCATATGTTTCCCATTCGCTAATTCTTTCGCCAATGATACTTTCAAATGTTTCCTTTAGTCCTGGAAAAAGGTGTTGTGTTCTTGTTCTTTTACCGATATACCCGTCATCATCAAAGTATTCTTGTTGAAGCGCAAATTCTCGCATCGCGTAAGGATCCGCATAAAAATTATCAATTATGAATGCTCTTTTGTTTTCTTGTAGATTGGGGTTAACCGCGTATACAGAAGAATCGTCATGATGAGTAATTTCTTCATCTTGAACTTCTATAATTTCTTCTTCTGTAATTTCTTCTTCTGTAATAAGCCAATTTTTCATATTAAAAACCCATGTGTTTTTGTCTAACGAAATCTAAATCGTATGTTGTTGCTGAGATTGGTGTTTCTTCACCTTCAAATACTTCTTTATTAGGAGACAACTTTCTCCAACCGATACCCCATTTACGTGTTAAATAATCAATATTTAACTCATTTGAGTGGTCAAGCTTTTCTTTTAAACCATTTTCGTTTTTCTCTGTTTGACTACCGGTTTCATAATACATTGTACTATCACCGTGTCCATGCATATATTTATTCTCTAGACCAACAATCTTTCGAATAGGACGATGCGACATTCGCATAATATAATCGGCATCTTCACAATATGCGGGGTATGTGTTTTCATCAAACAACCCAAATACCTTTACAACGTTTTCTCGAATAAGGAAAAGATCCCACGCGCCAACATTAAAGTCTCCAGCATTTGGATGTATCATGCCGACCATTGGATCGCCGTTTATTCTTTCAACCATTTCGCCTAAAAGACCAGGGCCAAAGGCGACATCGTCGTTTGCAATAATCCAATAAGGAGCTAACATATAACATTTAATAATAAGGTTCCAAGCACCTGCGCACCCTACATTTGCAGGCATGTGAACTACTTTAATATTATCAATAAACTTATGATCCATTTTAACCAAACGGTTGAGCTCTTCATCTAATTCACCCCTGCCATTATTGTTTATAATGACAAAGTTTTCTACAGGATAGTCAACACTCATAATAAGTCTTGAAATCCAATAAGTGCTATTTACAACTGGTGCACCTATGACTGGGATTTTATCTACCATATTCACCAACTCCTTTATATTAATATTATTTCCGTTTTCTTTCCACCAATCAGTTATAAATTTACTACTCTGATTTTGGATTGTGTCTATATTATCCTTGTTGTCCTGTCTTATAAGAGTGGAATCATGTACTCTATTTTCTGTAAAGAACGGAAACACGTAGCATCTTTTATAGTTATAAGGATATATTACATTCTCAGGTAAAGGAATGTGTCTTGTCTCTTTTATTTTTAGGTTGAAAGAATTTGTTTCTACATCGTAGAAGTCATCCAATATTTCCTTTGCATATTCTCGTCGCATTAAATATGCACAACACGACCAATCATTCCACCTTTTTCTTCTTATTCTCATGTCACTCCAATTAACTGGATCTTCTTTAATTAGTGACATTTGAATAACCTGCCAATCTTGTGGCAACGGTTCGATAAATTCACTGAAATCAAAGTTCCAATAATCGGCTAGAGAAAAATTAATATCATCTTCGCAAAAGAAACCAATTTCTTCATCGGTCTCTGTATACCAACGGTATATCATATGTAAATGGGATACTGCAACAGATAGTACTTCAGAAGAAATACCTATAGGACTTAAGTGTGGACTTGTTATATCTAATTGTTCTCGGATATCAACGGTTCTTCCATCGTATCCTTCAATCATACAAAAATTTACTCCTCTTGAGGACAGCTGCGATTCTAAATCGCGCTGCCTCTCTAAGGAATCTTTTAAAGAAAGATAATATACTGTTGGAAAGTTTTTAAGCTGCTTCGCCATTATTAGTTCTGCCCATCATATAATCTTCAGCCATTTTTGTAGAATCATCGTTATTCTTTAAAATGCTAAACTCATTAGTATTTATAATATCTGGATGGACAAACCAATCTTCATAAGGCCTATCCTTATCAGGAGATATGTTACCAACAACAAGTTCATAGCCATACGATTTTAAATATTGTCTAGCTTTTTCTCTATATCCGCCGGTTGGATCTGCATAATGATCATGCTCAAATGTAATTACTCCAAACCTTTTGGTTTCAAACGGCATTGATAATAGTACTTTAAAACTTACTTCGGGCGGATCACAATCAATTTGCAGATAGTCAATATCCTTACCAAAGCCAAGACCATTTAAGAATGAGTCGTAATTAACAGTAGTCGCATCTTTAAGAAGACACGTATGGTTTCTTTCTTTGTTATGGCCAGCAACAAACTCTTCGCTTATATCAAATGATACGCCATTCCAACCATAATCTTTTTCTAATAAGTATGTGTTATTTCCGTATGTAGGATGACCAGAACCAACTTCAACGTAACTACCGTTTTTCTTACCGCCGAATAATGTAAGAACAAACATATCTTGGTAAGCTTCAGAATAATTCTGTTTGATATTTTCAGAACCAGAAAATTGATTTTTTAAACTACTATGTTTTTCATTTGTATATAATGTAAGACTTTTAGATGTGAATGCTCCTAATCTTACGAGGTTTTCATATACTGAATTGCGATACTCATCTTTCAAATCATAATTTGTATAGAGATCCATTAACATACTTCTTGAATCCTCACTAAGACCACACCACCAAGCAGTATGAGCTTTTTGGAATAATAAGGCATGTTTACCAGGGTAATCCACGACAGTCCTGAGAGGCTCTAATACGTCGTCTGTAAAGGAGTAACCAATTGACGCAGTTGTATACGAGTCAAACCATTTACCGTCACCAGGATCATTTTCATAAAACTTACTAAGTAAATAATAACCTTCAGGGCGATGTGGTTGTGTTGCTATTGCGTGCTGCACGATACCCTTTACAGTAAATCTTCGAGTACCTTGTTTTTCAAAACACATCGCAGCCCGAATGAGACATTCGTATTTTAACAAATCTTCTTCTGTTCTTTCGGCTGTGCGAATATAAAAAGAAATCGCAGAAGCTAGTTGCCCAATTGTATCGTAGTGTAGAGCTAAATTCCAATTACTTTCAGGGTTATTTGGATCCATGATATAAGTTTTTAACATGAATTTTAGACCAGTCATTCCAAACATTTTTCCAAATTTTTCGGGGCTAATAAGATTTAACCATTCTACTCTATTTTTGTCAAAGTCTTTATATTCTAATTCACCATTTGGTATATCTAAAGTTTTTTGCTTACCTTTTTTAATTATCCCACAACCATGATCTGTATTAACAGTGTACATTTCCAAATCTTTTCGAGTTGCTCTTAAATTGACAAATGCTTTCCAGCAATCACCATTCCAAGTACCTCCTTTAAATGGTATGATTTGATGTTCTTCCTTAAGTGGGTTCATATCGTGACATACTATATAACCACCTTCATTTAAAATATCAACTGCGTTTGTAATATCACGATGAACTTGATCTGCGTGATGTAAACCATCAACAAATATTACATCAAAAGTTTCTTTATTTTTTTCAAAAAATTCATCGGACGTTATAACACAATCAGCTTTTGACAGCGGTTCTGGGTCAACACTTACTTTGTGTTTGCATTTTATTTCTCTCCAATTGTATCCTTCTGAAATTCCTATTTCAAGATAGCTCTTTGCTTCTATTTTGTTTATGAGAGATTGTATAATATCAGTTCTGTTCATAATAATTTTCCTCTCAACCAATCATATCTTCAATTGTTTTTGGATTTACTTCTAAGATAAATGCTGCATTATCTTGGAACCCGAATGTAATAAGTATTTTATCTTTGTAATGACACATGCCTGCTGAAAATTCAGTATGTCCGTTCATTAAAGAAAAATCTTTTGAATGTTTTAGTATATTCCAGTCTTTATCAAATAATATAAACCTATGTCGATACACACCATCTTTTCTTCCAACATCACTTTTAAATAAATCAACGTCATGAGTAAGTGTAAGGTAATTATCACCAAACGGAATTACTTGCGAACCTCCACGCGGATCCTTACTTAAAAAATTACCAGAAGATTGTAAGTGGCATGTTTCTGATTCGACCCAATTTGATTCAAAAACTTTGTCATCAGTTGGAGTTTCGTTAACTTTTACAACTTCTACTGGGTTACACCATTTTACATATTTAAAAGGCTGGTCTGCAATTGGCATCCAATTCTTTTCACAATATGAATTCTTATCGTTTGGTGGATGAATTCTCCATCTTGAAACTTCTACAACACTATCTTCACGCACTTCAATTTCACAAAGTTCCATTCTCCCTTGGCCGTTTTCAGTTGTATCACGTCGTACTCCTGATGTAAATAGTTTTCCATTCCATTCAATTAAACGCGCATCCTCAAGACCAACAAAGTCCCACATTGGTTTGTAGTTGTCAAATTTGCTTGTGTCTATTTTATTAAACCGAGTTATTTCAAACGAATCGTCTAATTCGCAATAATAGTTTTCTGTCCTCAGATGCATATCGTTCTCGGGATGCAAATACGTAAGAGGTCCCCACGGGTGTTGAAACAGTTTTCTTTCTGAATGATAGAAAGTATAGTTTACGTGTCTTATATTTACAACAAGTTTACCGTCTATATTCAATATAGACGGGTTCATTAAACCTGTGCCGTTTGTAAGATTTGATGGAATAATGAGGGGGTAAATATCACCCCCATCATTTAAAACGTTTTTTGCAAAACTATCACTGTCGCCGTAATGATACGTGCTTTCAACTTCTTGTCCATTTTTAGTTTTTTCGAAAAAACTCATAATATATTTTCACTCCATAATAAAACATAATAAAACTAGAAGTTACTTATTTTTAACTTCTTCCTTTAGTTTATTTATCGCGTCGATCATGATTGCAATTAAAGGAATATATGAAACAGTTCTTTGACCATTGCCATTTTTCTTTACAAGCTCAGGCATGATTTTTTCTAATTCTTGCGCCATAACACCATAACTCAATTCTTTTGTATCTTTCCAATTAAACTTATATGTATCAATTTTATCAAGTATTGAAAAGCTATCATTAATTGGTAAAATATTTTCTTTAACTGTTGCATCTGAAAGTGAATTAAAGCCTGTTGCTGACAAGTCGCCAGTAGAAGGATTAAAATACAGTTTTGTTGTTGACGACGTAATTGTTTGAACAGATCCAGTTGCTCCAACAAAAACCGGATAAAAATCTTGATTTGTTGATGTATCATTTAGTGATTGCAATTCATATGCAGAAGCAGCTTCTGCAGCTCCACCTTGAATACCTTGTCCACCAGTAATACCTTGGATACCTTGCGAACCAACGCCAGTAATACCTTGGATACCTTGACGACCCTGAATACCTTGAATACCTTGTCCACCAGTAATACCTTGGATACCTTGTCCGCCAGTAATACCTTGAATACCTTGAATACCTTGAATACCTTGGGCGCCAGCGGCACCAGTAATACCCTGAATACCTTGTCCACCAGTAATACCCTGTATACCCTGTGACCCAGCTCCAGTAATACCCTGAATACCCTGTTCGCCAGTAATACCTTGAGCACCAGTAACACCTTGGATACCTTGAGCACCAGTAACACCTTGGATACCCTGAATACCTTGTTCACCAGTAATACCCTGAATACCTTGAACACCCTGAGCACCTACAGAACCTAATGTACCGCTAATACCTTGAATACCTTGTTCACCAGTAATACCTTGGATACCTTGAACACCCTGTTCACCAGCTCCTGTTAAACCTTGAATACCTTGTTCACCAGTTATACCTTGTATACCTTGAGCACCAGTAACACCTTGGATACCTTGGTTTCCAGTACCGTCAGTACCTTGTACACCCTGTTCACCAGTAATACCCTGAATACCTTGGTCACCTTGACTACCTTGGATACCCTGTTCTCCAGTAATACCTTGGATACCTTGTTCACCAGTAGTACCTTGAGAACCTTGAATACCTTGATTACCGGTACCGTCAGTACCCTGAATACCCTGTTCACCAGTTATACCTTGGATACCTTGAACACCCTGAATACCTTGGTCGCCAGTTATACCTTGAACACCCTGGATACCTTGTACACCCTGTTCACCAGAAATACCTTGGATACCCTGTTGCGCAATACCTTGAATACCTTGGATACCTTGCGGTCCAACGATGTCTCCGGTGTTAACCCAATCACTACCACCCCAAACCCATAGGTTTGATGTTGCTTCGTCAATTACACCGTCAGCCAAAGAAGGCGATGAGAAAGCTGCAGACAGAGTTGTTTGCGGGTTATTTGGCGGATTGACATTAACATCAGGAACAGATCCTAATACTTTAAAAGGATCACCCTTTGTACCTTGGAGACCTTGAAATCCCTGAATACCCTGAATACCTTGTTCACCAGTGATACCTTGAATACCCTGTGGACCAATTATAGTACTTCCGTCTATCCAATTTCTAGACCCATCTTCATCAGATGCAAGTATGTAACCGTTAGCAGATGGTACGCCAAGATCTGGTTCTGTTTCAGATAGAGTTAAAAATTCGTATCTATCTTCAGAAACTTCAGATGACGGAGTTTTTGATATTCTACCCGATACGGTAGAATCGGATATTAATTTTACCATTTTTATTCAACTCCAACGTGTTCGTTTGACGTTTTCTCTTCTGCAGAAACCCAAATATCAAACATATTTGCTACTTCTGCTCTTACTTGTAAAGTATCACCAGACGCATTGTTTGCTACTCTTTTTAATAAACTTCTACCCTGTAAAGGTATCAACGCTGTATCACCAGCTGGTACTTCCACCTTAGCAAACTCTATTGTTTGGCTATCTTCCGTGACAAAAATTGCCTCAACCCACCTAGTAACAGTATCTTTATTTTTTGCTGCTATCGGAGTCAAAAAGAATACTTCACCTGGCCTGATTGCACGAGTATCATCAGTTGGATCGCGATCTGGGAACTTATTTGACGCGTCTGGTACCGAAAAGTCTGGTGCTTCTGCGATTGTTACAAATGTACTTGCAACATCTGCTTGTATAATTCTTAATGGTTTCCCCGTAGATGGGGTTCTACATGTAATGCGTGCCATTATTTAAAAACTCCTTGCGATTGCTGCTCTTGTGGCAATTCTATTTACTGCCTGATCGAATGGTGGTCCAGAAAGTTCTCCTGTGTCAGCATCAATTTTCATACCGCCAACGAATAGCGCAGAACCTTGATCGTCTTGTCCAGAAGCAATAACTTTTCCGTTACTTAATTCCAAAATACTTTCTTCTATTGTTGTCTTATTTTTCGCTGGCGGAATGCGAGTAAGAGCAACACCTGTCATAATTGAATTCCAAGTATGACCGATTGCTGTAATAGTTGAAGGTTCTGAAATTCTTACTGGGTTTTGTTGTGTATTAATTAATGCTACAAATAAAGCATCTACGATAGTATCAGAAGCCGCGTTGACGCCGGATAACGCTTTTATTTCAGCTCTTATAAATTGCCATGCTCTGATAGCTGCAGTTTCTTTACCTGCGGTTATTGTCGGTGTTCCGTCTAAATTAAACAATCCTTTTTGAAAATCTAACATTGGTTTTTCTACCGCTGTTTGAAGAACCCATTCTATTGATTGTATAAGGTTTTTGGCATCTCTACGACAGAGGGCCTCGTCTCCTGTAGCCCACGAAGAAGTAAATCCATTATCTACTAAATCTGTAATCGTTGCATCAATAATAGTATTAGCCGCGGCGCCTACTGCTTGATATGCCGCGATTTGAATAGTTAATGTACCTTCTGCAACTTCAGTCGCTTGGACAAGATCGCGAGTTCCACTAGCAACTAATGTATAATCACCAAATTGTGTTGAACAAGCAGAAAGAATTAAATGGCCACCTGATAACGCTAGGAAGTGTTTGTGTGCCCAAAGACTAATAGCATTCACTGCGTTAATCAGTGCACCGTTTTTAGCACAATATCCAATACCATTATGAGATACTGGCGTTGCACCCCATGCCATGATATTAGGGTAAATACTACTCGCAGAACAAACAAGACCATCTGCAAGAATAACACCAGCGCCTCTACCATACAACGGATTGGAGTTTGCTCTATCAAGTGGAGGTGCAATTGTGTCCCAGAAAGGAGTTGTTCGAACAACACATTTGTGTACATATGGAGTTCTACGAATTACTGCACCTGGTCTAAACGATACCGCGAAACCTTCGGTTGGATTTTCTAAGCTATCCAATCTCCAGCCTTCAAATACAAATCCTTCTATGAAACATCCAGACCCAAGTCTAAAAACGTTTTTTTCCTCATAACCAGTTTCCGGTTTTATTATTGTAGATCTGTGACAGGTGCGAAGAAGACAATTATCAGGAACATCAATATGGCCTTGAGATGTATACTCGCCAGGACCTACATCAATAATAGTAAGTTCGCCGTCTCTCGTATCAACTTCTTGAATTGCTCTTTCAATCGTAGCAAAAGCTGCGCTCCATGTATTACCAAGAACGTTGTTTGCATCACTGCCATTTTTTTGTACGTAATAAACATTTTTAACCGGGTTAGTCCCGGTAAATTTAATTATTTCTTCGGTACCTTCACGATCTATTTTTGCGAAGATATTTCCATCGTATGTATTAACGGCTAATTCGCCTAATACGAGCTGGTCTAATGTAGGTTCCCTACCTGTTACACCAGATAATCTATGTTTGATTATAGCCACTTTTACACCTTAAACTTATTCTGTTTCTTTTATTTATAATTTAATAACTGCCACCATCAATCACATTTCCGTCTCCATCAATTGAAAGAATCGAAGATGCGGAAGTTGCAACTATTGTATTGGTTGCTGAATCATACGTTAATATTTCGTTATTTGCTGCTCCTGCCAAATCAACATCGGCCAAATCAAAAATAGATCTAGTAACTACTCCGGTGTTTTGATTTACAAAAACTTTTATTTTTTCTCTATTTGAAATCATATTTGTGTTACCGTTGGTGTTATTTTTAAAAGACCTTCGAGGATTTTTGTTTTTGCCCCCGAAGGATTAACCATTATAATATCGTAAACATAATTTCCTGGATCTACATTCTCAGTCGCTTCAGCTGATAACGCAAATTCTAATATATTATTAGCAGAAGATAACAACGTAACTTCGGCATTTGCTATGGCAGCTGAAGAATAATGTTTTCTAAAACTTGAATAAAACGACTTGTCGCTTATTAAAAAAACTTCTCCAGGATTTGCATCATAAGTTATTTCAAGATCTATTGCAAAATCAGTCCCTTTACCTACATATAAATTAGCCTGAGTTGTCATTTAGAAACCTATTAATCCTTTACATTTATTTATAAAAAAGTTCTACTCTGAAACGAGCCATCTATCGTTTTTAAGTGTCCAATCAACAACTTCTTCAATTCTTTCCCGAACAGATTTGGAAGGTACCCAACCCATTTCAGCCATTTTATTTCCATCCAATGCATAACGAAGATCGTGCCCAGGTCTGCTTGAATGAAAATCCACGTATTCATAATTTAATTCTTTTCCTTGCGTTTCAGCAATAATTTTTGCAAGCTCGTAATTATCAATTTCTTCAGCACCTACGATATTAAACTTAGGGCATTTTGCGCCACCCCATTCCAATTCTTTAACATCCTTACCAAAAAGAAACATGACAGCATCAGCTACATCTTCAGCGTGTATGTAATGACGTGATCCTGCAATTGTTTTGGTGTTATCGCTATGGATCGTAATCTTTTCACCGTCTCTTGCTCGTTTAATACACATCGGAATATACTTTTCCGGATGCTGTCTTTCGCCAAACACATTCATAGTATGAGTAATATAGATTGGCAGCTTATATGTATTTTCGTATGCTACCGCGAGTTCTTCGCCGCCTGCCTTTGAAGCGCTATATGGATTTGTTGAATTGTAGCGATCATTTTCCTTATACTTAATACCATCTGGTGCAGGACCAAAAACTTCATCTGTACTAAAGTAAATAAATCTTTCTAAATTATCCTTTTGGTGTTTAGCAAATTCTAGAATATTACACGTTCCTACAACATTGTCAAGGACAAATTCCATTGGATATTCAATAGAACGGTCTACATGTGATCCAGCTGCTAGGTGCGCGATATAATCAACTTTTCCAATTTCAGCACGAATAAGTGGATTTAATTCTGCTTTTAAATCATGAAAAACAACTTTTACTCGTTTTTTTGTTTCAACATCAAACTCTTGTAGAGCATCATCTAAGCGATTTAAATTACCACTATAATCCAATCTGTCGAGTGTTACAATCTCCCAGTCTGTTTCCTTTAGCACCTTACTCACGAGATGGTGAGCAATAAATCCAGCTCCGCCAGTAATCAAAATTCTTTTCATAGTATAAACTCCATTTTTAATAATTCAATGTCTTGATTAATTGTATTTATCAATTATTCGTAACGTCTGGATAAAATGACTTATAAAACCACTGATTCTCATTTACAACTTGGTTGTGAAAATTATCAGAAAGTACTCTTGTCGGTTCTTTCCAAGGTATCATTTGCGGTTTAGTTTTGTGATCTGTTTTTTCCCGGAAGTATGCGTTATCATGCTCAAACATCGATGCCTGCGGTATATTATCCAAGTCATGTTGATAGTTTTGTAAACCGAGGAATTCGTATATTCGTTTTAACATGTAGTTTGGATCACGAAGAAGATCCTCGTAGCGAATAAATTTAACTCTTGAAGGATCTCGTTTAAACAGTTCAATATACTTTGGTATTTCGTGGCGAAGAGTTACAGAAAAAGAATTAGTTTCCTTGAAGTGATAAGCGTATTTTTCGTCTTCGGTCAACGAGCCGTATAGTGTATTGTCATTACCAAACGTGTGTAGAGCTTTAATCTTGCTATTAACACGATCAAAACTTTCTACGATATCTCTAAGATCGCGAACTGTAATTAACATTTTTGATTTTGGGAATAAGTGGTGTAGACCTGACCAATCTCGTGCCTTTGAAATTACAACTGGTTTTTGAGTAAGACCTTCGTACCAACCGCGAGTTGCACCAAGAGCCATACCATAAACAGCATCGTCGGCTTGCTCACAACTCATTGCTTGAAACGCTTCTGAGTATCTTGACTTAATTAAAATTTGTTCATTAAGTATATGTGGAAATGGGTCTGTAGAAGTAGTAAACACTTCTGGGTTTTGCTGTAACACATTCATTAGGACGGTCGACCCAGTTCTAGGTAAACCACCGCAAAAATTCAATTGTTTCATGATATAACTTTCGTTGTTTAACGAATCTATTTATACTTGTTGGGCCGCGATATCGAATCTAGTTTGTGTTAGATCACCAACGTTAGTACAACTGGCAGCGGCTGCAAAAGGAAACTTGTAAATATTAGCAGCTGCTCGCCGCATAACAAATTTCCTAAATCTTATTATTTTTTATTATACAGAGCTTTGATTTCCATGGACCCAGCGTCTTGATGCTGTTGTTAGATCCCCAACATCTGTTGCGTTAGCGTCAGAAGCAAAAGGAAACTTATCAATTGTGTTTGTGGCCGCAGGCCCTGCAAACCCGCCAGACCTATAACCGGAAGCCGTACTCGACTGACCAGCGGCCGTAGTCACAACAGATGTCAAATTACCAACATCTGTTGCATTTGCATCAGAAGCAAAAGGAAACTTATCAATAACATTAGAAGTTGCTGGATAATAGGTGCCAGTACTATGCCCGCCTGAAGTATAGCCAGATATTAAACTTGATTGGCCGGCTACGCTGGATCTAGCTTGAGAAAGATTAGCGACATCAGTTGCATTTCCATCAGTTGCAAATGAAAATTTGTATATAGTATTTTGTGTCGAACCGCCTGTGTTACCACCTGATACATAACCATTTTCCAAGCTTGATTGGTCAGTGCACCACGCCCGGATCGCTGGAAGATCACCAACGTCCGTTGCATTAGCATCCGTAGCGAATGCAAACTTGTCTATCGTATTAACAATCGGTGCTGATTGCCCTCCGGCTGTATAGCCTGATACGTCGCTTTCATGGCCTGAGCCATTTCCTCTTGCTTGCGTTAAATCACCAACATCGGTTGCATTTCCGTCAGCAGCAAAGGGATACTTGTCAATAACGTTAGAGGTGGCAGCAGGCCCGCCGCCCACACTATAACCACTTACCAAACTTGATGCTCCAGTTTGGCTGCCGAACGCAGAAGTACGTGTCAAATTACCAACATCAGTCGCGTTGGCGTCAGATGCAAAAGGAAACTTATCGATTACATTAGAATTTGGCTGCCCACCATGTGTGTATCCGGATACACTACCGTATGCAGTTGGAGTTGGCGGCACGTTAAACTCATTCGCGGTAGCTTTACCGTCAAAGTATATGCCGTCATCGTATTCAGTAAACGAAAAAAGTTCTGTTATAACGGTTGCCATTCATTTAATCCTTGGAGTTGTTTAGTCTATTTATACCTGTTGACCGGCCGCGGCGTAAACAGCATTAGTTAAATTACCAACATCTGTTGCATTAGCATCAGCAGCAAAAGGAAACTTTTCAATCGTGTTAATAGCTGCCCCAGGTGGCTGATATCCCCCAGAAGTATAACCAGAAGCTGTGCTTGACGTGCCTGTTACTCTGCGCGAAAATAACGTTGTTAAATCACCAACATCAGTCGCATTTCCATCAGATGCAAAAGGAAATTTATCAATTGT